AAATTTTTAGCAGATATGCTAAACTGGTCTCTTTTAGAAGCTACAGTACTTTTATTTAAAAGAGGAATTTCCCCAATTATTATTTTTGCTGCTTCAGCCATATTTATATTTTTTTGTAGCTCTCTCATAGTTTGCTGGTCTATCAAATCTAAGAAAAGACCACTATATAAAGGAAGTCTTGTAGCTACCGAGATATTCATTTTCCATGCCCACGCTTCTTGTGGAGGCAAATCAAGCCATTGCCCATCCTGTATACCTCTTAAAAGAGGGTCTAATTGTGGTTTATTTCTTTTACTACCTTTATTCTTTTGCTTATATTTTTTTTGTAAAAAAGGAGGGTAGAAATCTACATTTACTCCCGCCAAATTAAACCAATTCATATTAAGAGAAAATAACAACCCATATGCCCATCGTCCAGTGATTAGAGTATAATCAACAGAATTAGGAAGCTCTTGTAGAACATATTGTTCTCCTTCAAAACGTGGACAACAAAAGAAAGTATCGTTTCGAATCATTTCTTTTACAGCAATCTGAAATTCTCTTTTATGGTCAAATTTATCCATAAATAATTTTAATTTATCTAAATCTTTTTGATAAGCTTTGCTTTTATATTGAGCATATGTAGCGTTTGTACATTCATAAGTATAATCAAAAGCTAATATATTACTTTGATATTCTATTAATTTTTTATATACTTGAGACTGTATTTCAAAATCCTGAGAAAATTCCTGTAATTTCTTCTCATTTTGTTTTGGGGACTTTAAAGCCTTTTTTAATTTAGATGCTGTCGCCTGACTAGGATTAAGAGTTATATCCTTCATCCTTGCGTTTATAAGTGCTGGAGGTAAATATTGGTTATTCAATCCCATATAATGGGAAGCAAAATCTAAAACATATCTAACTTCTTCTTCTGTCATTTCTGCTTCCGACAGTTCGTCGTTTTTATTTGTTTCTTTTTTAGCCAATTTTACCTCCTAGTTTATTTTTATTGATGTTTATCTTATTTATGTTTATCTTATTCATGTTATATTTAGTTCCTAATTAAACTATTTGTATCAAACTGAAAGTTTCAGCCATATCGTTTTCATCTTCTTCTTTCAAAAGTTCTTTATCTTGCAATGCTGCAAAATGAGTTCCATATAAAAGACTTGAAAATCTATCTTTTCTTCCACCTGGATTTTCTGTCAACTTTATGTTTCCAAGTGTATTTGTCAACGCAAGGTTGATACATTCGTTTATAAGTAATGATGTTTGTACGTATGGTGCTAGAAAAAACGCTTTTGCGTCTATATCTTCTTGATTCAAAAAGTCTTTTCGAAACGACGATTTCATTAAATAATCTTCCGCACCCATCTCGTCCACTAAAAATCCAAACATCCTTTTTTGTAATTTATCTCTCATTTCAATAGCCATTATCGAGTTAAGTTTTATTGTGGCTGATATAGGGTATATATTTCCTATAGCACCAACACCTAAAGTCCTTGCTGATAATTCTTCGTAAATATCTTTAGTTATACTATTATCTTCCATGATAGTCCATGCTGGATGCTCTATTCCGGTTTCAGGGTCTTGAGTTATTTGACCAAGTTGGTCATACATCGGTAGACCTCCGCCACCAGAACCAATATCTAATATCAGAAATTCTCCGCCAAAATCATAATATAATTGCTTTATTCTGGCACTCTGAGAAATTGAATCCACTCCTGAGAAGGATTCCATGTAAACAAGTTCTATTCTATATCCTTTCTTTGTTGGTAAAAGCCTTAAACAACTTGTTATCGATAAGTCATTTGACTTTCCGGCTCTTTGAGCCACATCACAAGACAGTAATCTAATTTCCCCGTCCGCCCTTTTTATATCATAAGGATTTTTTTTAAAATTCATTGTCTCATATCTTTGTGGATAAAAAGCTCTCTTAACCGTTCTAGCTCTATCAAACATTTGTAATTTGAAATAAGAATCTGAATTTTCTCCATATGGAATGTTAAAATATTCTTCTTGTGCCGTTACTTCGTCCATTTTGGAAATTTCATTTCTAATTTGTTTTAAGGTTTTTATATGGTGACGAACAGAAACAGAGAAATCAATGGCTATAAAAGAGGAATTTCTTCCAGCAGCCATATCTATAATATTCTTTTTTGTTTCCTCAAACCACCACATATATTTTCTATAAGCACTTGAAATAAATACTTCTTTAGCTTCTTCTCCTAAGTGGGCATATTCTGCCTTTCTTAAATAAGGAGCTTGTCTAATATAGGCGAAAGGTCTGATAACCGCATCTAAAACCGTTTTATCAATAAGCCTAAACTCTTCGTAAATCGTAAAAGTTGAGCGTCGTCCTCTCGAACTGTCTCTACTTGCCACAATTTTTATAATGCTCCCGTTCCAAAAATCAACTTGCCATTTATTCATATTTTCGGTAAGTTTAGATATTTCTCTTGCTAAATTAGGATGGTCATTTTGTAATGTCTTTATTTTGTCACTAACAATAATGCCAGCCTGTTGTTTTGTACTACTAACAACAACTATTTCACTATTTGGGTAAAGCACTGCTTTTGCACATGCTAATACACCTACGAGCCATGTCTTCAATTATGTTATCTGTAAGGCTTTTTATCCCTACATTCTTATGATTGTTATTCCCATAAGTTCAGCATATATTTTTATCTTCTTATGAAGATAGCGGACACTCTTGGAGATGGGAGACCCATGCAAAAAAATATTTTGCGATTATAGTCTATAATGAATATCGAAGTATTGCTTTTCTTACTGCTGATGGGTTTACGTGCATTGTTCTTGCTATTTTTCTTTTAGAAAAACCCTTCAACAATAACTCTTGCAATTCATCTTTAGAAATTTTTGAATATTTAATAAGTTTATGACTTTTGCTTCGTAAGGGAATATCATTTTCTCTCAATAAGTTTCCAATCGTTTTATGACAAACACCATTTTCTCCGGCAATATATCTCAAAGATTTACCAGATATGTATGCATCAATTATCTCTGATTCTGGAAGTTTTATTTTCTGTTTTCCGGATTGTTTTCCGCCTGGAGAAACGTTATATCCTTTATCAATAGCATTATATTTTTTTATATAATATATTTCTCTTTCATTCAAATTTTCTAAACTACATTCTTCTAATACTTCAATATAAAAACTAGATTTTCCATATTTCAAAATAGCTCTACATATCACTTGGTTTTTATTACCGTTATGAAGATGTTGATAAAATCTATCTTCAACCGATTGTATTGTTTGACCAATATAAACCTTGTCGTTGACTATGTTTTTTATTATATAAATATATCCAGTTCTTATTTCGTTGTTCATATAGCTTCACCTCTATGCGTTACGTTGCTTTTTGTTTTTAAACAAAAAGTTAACACGATGTTGGCTTTTCAGCTTTCTTCGTCTTTGCCCGCTTCTCTTATAATATCACTACTATAAGGGGCAAGTTTCTATTTTACCGACTGCTCGACTGCAAATAGCAACACTTGAATCACTTTTATTCATCATGTACACTAAAAGTATCTGATAAGGATGCAAATGTATTCCAAAATAATGTTTTATAAATAAATGAATATTACGTCTATAAAAAGTAGTCCAATTAATAATCTTTTGTCTTCTTTCTTCTGTTATTTCTACTTCTTTTTTCATAGACTTTGATTTTATAAAAATACTTTCACTTTTATTATCTTTTGTTCTTTGATTTTGAAAATTTTTATATGATGACATTAATCCTCTTCAGATGTACTAATTACTATTCCAGCACGTTCTAGTTCTAAACCATTAAAATCTCTTGATTGCGTCATAAAGTTCTTCATTGAACGCTTTATGTCCGCAATATCTTCTTCAATCCCATCCATATCATGAAACTTATCTTTTTCTGCATATAATTCCGCAGGAGTTTTAGTTTCTATATCTTTTATCCAAACACCATAAGCTTCTTTATACTTACTGCTATCAGCAGCATTTTGTAAAGCGGGAGTCAAGCTACTATTCTTCATAATTATTTGAAGTTGTTTAACTAAGGTATGGGTTGAACCTCCCTCAATTCTTGCTTTACGAATTTCATTTTGTTTATGGCAGATTTCTTTCACTAGAACAATTTCCGGTTGAGTATCACATTTTGTCGTAGACTTCCAACGAGAAAATTCTTGTTCTAAGAATAGATAGTCTGTAATTCCATAATTTTCATTCTCTCCCCAAGCGTCCTCAAAATATTCGATATCAGGAACGTCTTCTTTAGGAATAGATTCTAAAATTCTTTGATTTGGTTCTTCGAAGGTCATTTCTTCGCTTTCGTTTCTATCTCCAATTTTTGTTTTTTGTATTGTCAATAGTTTTGACTTATAAATTCCAAATATATTTGTTATTTGAGAACCTTTATCTTTATAAGTTTGTAAGTGCTTTTTTGTACTTTCTATTGCAGCTTCATCATATCTTACATTTAAAATTCTACACATACGTAAAATTATCTTCTCCATAATACCTTCTGTACTTGAAAAGCTTATGTACATGTCATTTATACATTCTTTACAGATACTCATATAACCATTAACATCTAAGAAAATGTCGGTAGCTTTATAGAAATGTGATTCTGTTTTATCGTCTATACATTTTCTACAATAAATCGTAGGTTTTTTTTCTACCATTCTTTTGCTTCTTGCCATATTTATATCCTTTTAAATGAAAATAGACTATATTAAATATAGTCTATTCTTTATTGTTATTTTATAAAAATTTTATTTTAGATACGTTCCACATTCGGAACAATATTTTATTCTTATATTATGTTTTGTCCCACACATTGGGCAGGCTGCTTTTTCCCTTGAAAATGTTGGTCTTGCAACCATCGTATTTTTTTGATAACCTTCCAATTTAAGTATTATAGTGTATTTTTTATCTTCTAAATCTCCAACACAAACTTCAGAAAAATTTTGATTTGTTGGACTTCCAACCGTTGTAATCCCTTCTGAGCTTTTTGGTTGCCCTGAGAGCGAAAGAGAATCTAGAGCTACATTTTCAGATACATTATAGCAAGATGCCGAAGCAATATTCTCACCGCATGTTGAACTTTCATGAAAATTTGGAGCATCTGCCGTTCCTCTACAATTATAAGTAGGGAGACCATTGCTGTCCAATTTGAATGGATTTTCTGTCCCGCTTGTATATGTCCAATAAGTCATTGAAGGAACATATGGTTTTTCAAACGTATATTCAATTATGATTAAACCATCTTCTGGTTTACTTCCACGATAATCTTTGATTTTCTGCGTTTTTTCTATAAACTTGAAGTTATTTTTTACTAGTACTTCCTATTAATTTTCCTTTTATGTCGGTACTATCTCCAGAGTTTACTACAATCCTTTCCCCGTCCAGAGAATCTTCTCCATCTATAAAAATACTTACAATAGCTCTTTGACTATTGGTATTTTTTAGAAAGATAGAATATTCTGAACCAAACGGCAGTTTAAATATTCCTGCTACGTCTCTTACTGTCTTGCCCTCCACTTTAATTGTTGCTACGAAATTATTGCTATACATATTATTCTCCTTGTGTACATCAACTAATTACACTATTTTTAAAGTTGATAAAATTTGTAGTCAAACTAATGTTGACCTAGGCAGACCGTAGAGTAATCGAAACTCTGTCTTCTGGTTTGGAATCAGAAA